AATCAACAATACCGAAGAACCCAAAACCAATCTCTTTCATTATCTGCCACATCTCTGAAACAAAGAAAATTCTACCCCCCTTTTTTTGTCTGTTGATTTCATATGGAATATTTAGAGCAATCCTACCATCATCTTTTAATACACGATACACCTGTAATAACCAATCACGACTGAAAATTTTATAATCCTCAAATTCAACATCATCATCGTGAACATCATAATCAATTCCAACACCATAAGGACAACTAGTTACAACTAAATCCACACTACCTTCGGGTAATGTTTTCATTACCTCAATACAATCCCCATTTATAATTTTTCCTGTTTCTATCATACGTTAAGTTTAGTAATTTTTCCAAAGAGTTTCAACCTTTGTTTTCTTTTTGAATGCTCCGTCTACGGTTTTTACTTCAAAACTTATTTTTTCAAAACCATTTTCAGTTAATCTGTCGTACATTTCACAATCATAACCACTGATTAATATTTTAGACTTTGATTTAATAACAACATCTAAAAACTTTTCGTGTTGCTCATCAATCATATCAACATTATATCTTGTATCTGTTCTTGTTGAATGAACGTATGGTGGGTCACAATAAATGAATATGTTTTCTTGATTGTATTTTTCTATTAGTCCAATACCATCTCTATTAAGAATAATAACCTTTGATAGTCTTTGGTGGAGTTCGGGTAGTCTGTCTATTGCCGATAAGAAATCAGATGTAGACTTACTCATTTTTCTTCTAACAATGGTGTTGAGGGTAATCCCACCAATCCCATTTCTTGATGTTCTGTTCACATAAAAGAAATAAAATGCTCTATCAACAATTGATTGTTCTTCTTTTAGTTTTTCTTTAAATTCTTTTCTTAAATCCTCAGAGAAGTGAACCAAATCACACTTGAACTTGAATTCTTCAAATAATTCTTTATCTGACAATACTTTATACAACGAATAAACGTTTTGTTCTAAATCGTTATATATTTCAACTTCGGTTTCTGGTTTTTTTAACCCTATTGAAAATGAACCACCAAAAGGTTCAATGTATGTGTTAAACGTTCCTTGTTCAGGAAAATACTTGATGATATTATTAAACATTGTTCCTTTTCCTCCAAAATACTTTATTGGTGTGTTCATAAAAATTAATGTTGTGTTTCTTTTTGTTTTGAATACTGTGTTTCTAAAAATTTATACAGATTTAAAAATTCAGGTAACTTACCGTTTTTTTCCATATAATACGTTCTCATTTTGGAGGAATTTAAACCATATCTTACATCATGACCTAATCTATCTTCAACGTGTTTAATTTTGACTTCTTTTTCTAAAATATTTGATATTTTTTTGACAATGTCAATGTTTGAGACTCTAAACCCAGTCCCAATATTATATACTGTGTTTTTAACATTATCATCAAACATCAAATCACAAATAACTCTAACATTGTCATATACGTACATCCATTCTCTGACTTGTTTACCGTCACCATATACAGGGATTTCAATATCATTTTCAATAGACTTAGCAATTTTTGGTAAAAACTTTTCTTCATATTGATGTTCTCCGAAATTATTACAAGTTCTTGTAATTAAATAGGGTAAACCATATGTTCTATTTGCAGATAAAACTAATAAATCAGAGGATGCCTTTGTTGCTGAGTAGTAAGAACTTGTTTTGATGCTTTCATTTTCATCAGCAACATGATTTATTGAAAAATGTTCATCCATGTCTCCGTACACCTCATCGGTAGATATATGTATAAATTTTTTAATATTTTTATTTTTTCTTGATACTTCAAGTAAATTAAAAGTTCCTTCAACATTTGATTTTATAAAAGGTAACCCATTTTTAATGGAATTATCTACATGAGACTCCGCAGCAAAATGAACAATATAATCGTATTCACCTAAATCATCTTCCGTGATATCACATATATCTTTATGTAAAAATAATACATTATGTTTCAAATTTTTTTGATTTCCGGCATATGTGAGTTTATCAACACAAAGTATCTCACATTCATAATTTTCCATTACATGATTTATAAAAGCGGATCCTATAAATCCTAAACCTCCTGTTACTACAATTTTCATTTATTATTTTTTAAATTATTTATGTGGTGAGTTAAATACCACAAGGCTTTTTCAAGGTCCTCTAACTCTTTATCTTTATTTTTTTTTCCTGCTCTTGAGATGTACTTTACAGTATTACCAAGTGAAAACCCTAAATTCCAAGCATCAATAACCTTGATGGCTTCGTATGGGTTTGTTTCTCCCCCATAATGATTGGGGTGATTTACCATTTCATTTTTTTCCATAATTAAGAAATTGTTTCTTCGTTTTTGAATTCTGTTTGTTTTTTGAAATTAATATAAGAAATTAATTTCCTTTTGAAAATAGGGAGTAGGGTTTCATCTATCGGAAATTCCCCTTTACTAATCATCTCAAACACTGGTAAACTTTTTTTACCTTTGTTCCAATTTGAGTTTTGATTAATGAGTTTAGTTATTGTTGTATTTTTTTCACCAGAATAAATAAGATTAACTAATGTTTTACTTTCGGGTGAGTTTTTACTTGCTGGTTTAACGGAAAATTCCCAAACATAACAAAGATTACTCTTATCTAAAAAAAAGAAATATCCAATGTCTGATGATATTTCCTTCGCCCTTTTATTTGGCTTCATAGTTACACTATCATAAACTATTGTCCACACTGACTTTGCAATATTGAAGTATTCATACATTCTTGGTGCTGAATATGTTAGAATTTTTGCAAACTCCTGATACTCCTCATTTGTCATTTCGGGAACGTCTCTGATTTTTAAATCCTTAACTAATAATTCATCATCTACGGATGAGAATTTCTTATCTGTGTATATGATTTTCTTATCTTTAATTAAGGTTTGGACGTTTGCCAAATGAAGTGATAATTCAATGAAACCAGGATAAAGTTCCATCTTATCTAACTTATCTCCCATTTTTTGAAAGTATGAAAGTAATTTGTATTCCTTGTGTTCTCTATCAATTGGTTTTTCGAACATCCAATCGGTGTTCATCAAAAATTCTATTTTCTTTTTTCTTGCCATCTGACATAATAATAACCAATTTGTCTTTTTCTGTAAAGATTAATCAATCCTCATTACAATGTAATAATTGTCATTAATTATTGTTTCATCATATGAACCATCATATCCATTAAGAGCATTTCCATAATCGTCATCACTAATTAATGCATCTAATAACTTATCTTTATCTATATAATCAAAATATTCTAAACCTAACTCATCTAAAAACTCATCTGGGTTTCTTCTAATATCATAAAGTCTATCATCAATCAAATCTTCAATTTCATCTTCATTATACTCACCATCTGGATCATCTTTGATACTTTCTATTTCGTATTCAATATCACTTATTCTACTTTCACGTTCATCTTTGTGTTCTTGTGTATCTTCATCTTCATATATTTGGTGTGGTGAAACAACTTGTCCATCTTTATATAATACCCAACTACTTCTTCCTGGATCTGAACTTGTATTTCTATATTGGAATCTATTACCTTCATCATCTTCAAAATCAAACACATCACCTTCCTCTCTTGTTGGTTCAGAAATTGGAGCTCTTATTCCTTCATTCTCATAAACCCACTTCTCCATTTCAAGTAACCATATTTCTTCTTCTTGATCTGAACTTAAATTTCTTGTAACACCGTAATTACTTGGATCTTCTTCATACCACCCTCTTATCATATCTTCGAACTCGTCAGCAATACTATCACCATCCAAATGACGAGAAGCGTAATCTCTATTAATGTAGTGTTCAGGACTATCAACCCACTCTTGGAAGTAATCTCTCATTGAATCGTCCGCTTCATATTCTGTTCCAACAGCTATTTCAAAATCTTGACTTAAAGATATGAATCTATGTAAAGAATAGTGACTACCTTCTGGATATAAATCATAAACATCCGCAGTGTTTTTCAACTCATCAAGTCTTTCTTCGAGTTCGTCATATTCATCACTCATTTCATCACGTAAATCCTCATCTTCTTCTGCTTCCATTCTATCGTTGAGTTCTTCCATTCTTCTTTCTAACTCTTGATATTCTTCTTCCTCTTCTTCTGTTCTTGCCTTTAATAACCCTAGTTCTACCGCATAATTAAATGCCGCATTTGCCATTTCACCTTCTTCATCTGTATTACTTAAATCCCACTCTTTGTCTTCTCTTCTTTGTTCGTTTTCTGCAATTCTTTTTTGTTGTCTGATTTGTAATTCTCTTTGATATAAAGGTGTGTCCCAATATGTAAATCTTCCTGTGTAATTTAAATTTTTAATATCTCTAATACTTGTTCCTTGAATATTTACATTACCCTCAATTTTGATATCTCCTAAACTAGTAACTTTTTTATTTCCACTTATGTCTAAACTACCTTTTATGATTAATTTTTTTCATACTCATTTAATAAATATCAAAAGATTTACAAATATAGTTTTGTTGTGATATTTATATAAATAAAATAAACAACAAAAACAAAAGCTATGGGTTGTGGTTGTAAAAATAAAGGAAATCAACAAACAAATGCTCCTCAACAGGCTGCGAGACCTCAACAGGAAGCAGTTAAAAATCAATCTGTTCAAGAATCAGTAAAAAAGATTGTTGAGAAGTATTATAATAAAAAGTAATTTCCTTTGGCCAAAGAAAAATTAAAGGTGGAATTTTCCACCTTTTTTTGTATTTATAAGATATGGCAAATTTAACTAATTACATAGAGTGGTTTAAAGGAGATAGAGATGACTATAATAAAGTCATGCGAGTATTTAATAATCCAAAGAATTTTCTACAACTTATAATCAAAAAAGGATTACAAGATGAAGTTGATATTTACGAAATTCCTCCATCTGCGTTTGAAGAAGACGAAACTTTATTGGACTACCTTCATCAAAACGGTTTTTTAGAAGATATAAATGTCAGACATTTGGCTGATGAGTTACAAAATAGATTTATGTTATGGTGGTTAAATAAAGACCCAAAATCTTGTCTTAAATACGTCTGTGATAATCTACTTACTGATGTTTTTGAAAGGGGTGATGGTTATTGGTTACGTTTAGATGGAAGAGATGAACTTGCAAAATTTTTTAAAGATTATAGAAGAGAAACAAGTCCCAATGATGTAGCAAGAAGAGTACTTGAAGATTCGGATTTTTATGATACATTTTATGACTCAACTGATGATGTATATAGAGATGTGATTGAGGAACTTGATGATACTAATTTACAACATCTTGCTAAATACATTATGGACTCTATTGGTAACCAAGATTTAAGTATTGAGGAGTATGGTTCTGACTTTTTCCATGAATTAATGAGTGAACAAGGAAGGGAGGACTTTTTTCAAATTAGAAACGAAGATGTATATAATTTGATTAAAGATGAGGAAGCGATGAATGAATTACTAAAAGGTGATTTATCTGATTTGAAGGGTGAGTTGTATAGTATCCATAATAATGCTTATAACGGTGCTTATGGTGATGAATGTTATAATATGGTAATGGATGGTTTACAAGAATTTTTCTCATCTAAAATATCAGAAGAACAAACTAAAGTCCGTGATAGAACAATGTATATTCCTTATATTAGAATAAAGGATTTTCCTTACGATGTAAAAGTTTATTTAGAAAATAATTTAGGTTCAAATTGGACACTTGATTATTTTGGTTCATTTACTGGTATTATGGATGCTTTATTTGATGATGAGGTTTTTGAAAAAATTAGTTTTAGAATACCTGATTACCCTGACTATGAATTAGTTCAAAATCAAATAAACGAGATATTCACTCATTACATCTAACAACTATTTAGTTATTGAAATAAAAATCAT